CCACGTCTTAATGCGGTCGCCGAGGTGCTTTGCCAGGATGCCAGCATAGTCGGCGAAATAGCTGGCGAGATCGCGATTCGGCCAGCCACCGCGATCCTCAAGCGTCTGCGGCAGATCCCAATGATACATCGTGCACCAGGGACGGATGCCGGCGGCAAGCAGGGCGTCGACCAGGCGGCTGTAGTAATCGAGTCCCTTCATGTTGGGCGTGCCAGTGCCGGTGGGTTGGATTCGCGGCCAGGAGATGGAAAAGCGATAGCTCTTGAGGTTGAGCCTTTTCATGAGCGCTACGTCTTCCTCGTAGCGATGATACTGGTCGCACGCCACGTCGCCGGTCACGCCACCGCGCACTGTTCCCGATCTGTGGGTGAACCTGTCCCAGATGGACTCACCCTTGCCATCCTCGTCCCAAGCGCCTTCCACCTGATAGGCGGCGGTCGCCGCACCCCAGAGGAAGCCGCCGGGAAAGCGCGCTTTGCGGATATCGGCATCCGACACCGCACCGGGGACGCTGCCCGCCGTCGCAGTCTGGGAGGCGAGATGGTCCATGGTCCATCCTTTCTGTCGAGACGGATTGGGCAGCATCGAGGGCTCGTAAAAGAACTTATCCCCGGTTGTACCAGTTGTCACGCCGATGATGCTCGGGCGGGGGCGACAAGCCGGAGTAGGCCTTTCGTCGGCGATCTCGTGAAACACCACCTAGGATTCCCATCGGGTTGAAAACTGCAAATGCATGCCGGTTCAGATTGGGCAGGGTAAGGCGGAAGGCCTTGGGGAGGGTGTATTTTCGCCTGCTGCCCTCTTGTCTATGCCGTCGCGCTCGCTTATGAAGCCTTCCCCATGGGGCCACGTGGCGGAGTGGTTACGCAGCGGATTGCAAATCCGTGTACGGGGGTTCGATTCCCTCCGTGGCCTCCATGTCATCAAAACAGCATTGATTTTATTGGGTTTTTTGCCCTTTTCTTTCTCACCGGCTTAAAATCGCCGGTTCGGTGAGAAAGAATCTGTTCCTCATTCGTCCAGTCGGATCTTGTGAATCGAGCCTGCGACGAGCTTTCGCTTGTTGGCTTTGCGCGTGTAGACGTCGGCCTGTTCGGAGTTTTCCCAACCGAAAATCGCCATCAGCTCCTGCTCGGTGGCGCCATTTTCGGCGGCGATTGTAGCGCCAGCCTTGCGCAGTCCGTGGGCCGAGCAGTGGGGTAGGCCGGCCTCGACGCAGCGAGCCTTGAACCACTGGCCAAGCCCTTTGACCGAAAAGGGCTTGCCGAAGGCCGTGGTCATGAAATGCAGATGGGTGAAGGTGTGGGCGTCGATCGCCTCCTGTAGAGCCGGCAGCACCTTGATTTCGCGCGCCTTGACCACTTGGCTGCGCCCCTTCGTCTCGACGAAATACAGCCAGCCGTCGCGGAGCATCTGCGGCCCCATCTGAGCCAGGTCGGAGATCCGCACGCCGGTATAGAGCATGATCGACAGGGCGAGGTGGGCGCGGGTGCCGGTCGGATGGCGCGCGATGAACTGAAGCACCTCATCCCGTGTCCATGTGTGGTGGCCTTCGGTGGCTGTGCGGAAGAACTTGACGTCGCGCGCCGGGTTGAAGGCAACGCCGCTGTCGGGGATGCTGCATGCCCAGGCGAACAACTGGCGCAACGCCTTCAAACGCGTGTTGGCCGCCTCGGGCGCCGTGCGCTTGCGGTCACGCAGAATGGTGATGGCTTGGGCTGTGATCCTGTCGACGGGAAAATCAGCGAACAGATCTTCAGAGCCTGGTTTGCGCGGCTCCAGGAGCATGGATTCAATCACCCGTCGGCGCACCCGGCGGGTTTCGTCTGTGCAGCGCAGGAAGTCGGCAGATTCTACGAAATAGCGGGTACAGAGCGACCGGAGCGTACCGAGCTGTATGGTTCCCCTTTCGACACTGGCGCCAGCGGGCGACGTGTCCTGAGCCAAAGCAGCGGCATAGGCTGTGTCGAACTCATCACTACCCGGTCGGGCGCGAATCCGAATCTTTCGGTGCCCCTTGCCTCTCCAGAAGTAGATTCGGGGGTTGCCGTGCCTGTCCGTGCTCTCGTGGACGTAGCGATAGCGCTTGATGATTTCCATCGTCAGACGGCGAGGTCGCCCCACCGGTCCTCTATGTTGTCGCCTCCATCCCTATCCGGCAGCCGATCGAAAGCAGCGTCAAGACGGCGGATATCCCAGACATAACGGCCGTCAATCTTTTTCGGGCTCGGCATACGGCGGTCGCCAACGAGCTCGTCAAACTTGGTGGTAGATATGCCGATGTAGGCAGCCGCCTCTAGCCGTGAAAGCCCGCGAGGTGGCAGCGACAAGGGAAGAATGGATTTGGCGCGGGGTTGCAGCTCCGACATGGCTCAGCTCTCCGGCTCAGAATGGAATGTCATCGTCGAGGTCAGACGGTGGCCGATAGGGCTTTTCGGACTTGCGCTGGTCGGCGTAGCTGTTACCCGCGCCTTCTGGCTTCGGCCTGGTCGTGCCGTAGTCCTCGGGATCTGGTGCGGGCCGGCGATCGGCGCCGTCGAGCAAGACCAGCTCGCCGCGAAAACGCTGGAGCACAACTTCGGTGCTGTAGCGCTCCTGTCCGGCTTGGTCAGTCCACTTGCGGGTTTGAAGCTGGCCCTCGACGTAGACCTTGGAGCCCTTCTTCAGGTACTGCTCCGCGATCTTGGCGAGGTTCTCGTTGAAGATGACCACCGAGTGCCACTCGGTGCGCTCCTTGCGCTCGCCGCTTTCCCTGTCGCGCCAGGTCTCCGACGTTGCAATCCGGAAGTTGGCAATGGACTCCCCGGAGCCGCTCTTGCGGATCTCCGGATCGCGGCCGAGATGGCCGATGAGGATGACCTTGTTGACGCTAGCGGCCATTGGCGCCCTCCTGTCGCGTTTCGAAGTTGTGGGATCCAGCGAACTCGATCTCTCTGAACCGATGGCGGGCGATCGCCGCCCGTGAACGGTGGATGTAGAGAGCTGTCGAGAGCGCGACGGCGGTAACGACGAAGGCGGCAACCACTGCGGCGACGCCGAGCAGGGCAACCGACACCTGAGAAAGCGCCGATGCCGTTTCGGGGGACATGAGGGCGATGGTCATGCGCCTTCCCCTAGGAGGGGTAGCTTCACGGCCAGTACAGCGCCGGTGCTGGAGACGCCAGCGACCGCGCAAGCCGCCGTGTAGGTGGCTCCTCCGTCGGTGTATTCGGTGCGGCAGACGAAGGCCCGTGACACTGGATGGCTGTCCATGTGCCGGTTGCAGAGGCGCTCGGCCATCTGGAACAGCTCGATCCTGTCCGGATCGCGCATGTCGGCGTCGAATGGAAAGGTGATCTCGATCTTTGTGACCATGCCCTAGCCCTCCACCAGGGCAAGGATCACGCGCCTGATGAGTGCCCGTTTCTCCGGCGACGTGCCTTGCATGGTCCGGACGACGAACAGCGTTTCGGGGTCGATGACGCCCGCCAGCTCGTTTTCCTTGGGCTCGGCGAGGGTCATCAGGCCGGCGATCGAGCAGTTCAGAGCTTTGGCGATTTGCACCAGGCGCGACCAGGAAACCCTGTTCGTGCCTTTTTCGTATTTTTGGATCTGCTGGAAGGTGATGCCTAGGCCATCGGCCAACTTCTCCTGAGAGATAGCGAGCAGCAAACGGCGTTGCCGGATGGCGGCGCCTAGGGCGATGTCATCGGTATTAGGTTTCTTCATAGGTGCCATTGTGGGTTCCCTCTCGCAAAGAGCGAGTGGGATATTGATCCAAACTTGGATCAGATTCAACCCACAATTAGAAAGGATGGCTTATGTCACCTGAGGGCTTTGTAAGTTCCGACAACTGTTCCTGCTATGGAAATGCTTCGGTCGTCGATCAACATTTGGCCCGGGAAGTCAGATTTTGTTGCCGCCGCGATGAGCATCGGCACCGGGCTTGCGACGTAGCGGCGGAAGATCGCGTAGGGCTCCGGGCGATCCCAGTCCTTTATCTCAGCGAGCACGATATCATTGTGTGTAGGCCGGGAGTTCATGTCGACCACCATGAAATCGCCTTTGTGGATGCCCAGGGAGTCTAGAGCCCCCGAGGTGATTTTCCAAAGAGCAAGCCCGTCATGTAAGTCGAAGTGCGGCGCGCTTTTTTCGGGCACCGGCATGGCTTCGTCTTTGCTAAAGTACTCGAAGTCGCCGCCGAAAATCGGTGCCTTGTCGCCGAAAAAGCGTTCAAGCGCGAATATGGTCGGTAGCGACGGGAGGGTGGCGTTATCGTCGGACATGAGGCGCGAAATGGTGGCTATGCCCGTGTCTGTTCCCTTGGCGACGGCATTGAGTGAGATCTTTCGTCTCTCGATATGCCCCTTCATCCACCGCCGCAGTTCGGATAGGTAGGCGTCATTAAGCGTTCTATCAGTCATGAGGTCGCTCCGATCCAATCGTACGACCACGATGCCAGCGCAATTGGAACGCGGCTGATCCAAGATTCGTATTGACCTTTCCGACAAAATCAAGATACCGATCCAGTCATGGATAACCCGTTTGACATGGTAGCGGTTCTCGCGCGCAGCAAGGCTTTAGGCCTCACACCTAGCCGAATTGCGCAGAAAGCAGGCGTTGCGCAGTCAACCATGAGCCGGTGGATGCACGAAGAATGCATTCCCTCCTGGCCGAAATGGAAGCGGCTGCTCGAAGCCCTTGATCGTCTGGAACAACAAGCGGCGCGCCCCTTGGCGCCCGTCACGAGCTTTCGCGGGGGTGAGCGCGCCCGCGATTGGCCGGCGAACCATCCCGCCGGAGTTCCCTCCCCAGCGCAGCCCGGCCGCGCCGTCCGTGCGGCCGGGCATCAAGGGGGATGACGTGACGCTGCTGGCCGAGATCCTCGCGATCACCGAGCACACCACCGACGAGGTGATGGGCTTTCGCACCCCGGCGGGGAGCGCCGACAATCGGATTTGGTTCCAGGCCTTCGACCAGCTCGCGCGGCTTCGGCGGCTCGCCGTTGGCGCGTCAGCTCACCATCTTGTCGTTCTCGTCGACACTGCCGTGTTGCATGCCAACGCCAGGACGCCGGAAGCCCGTGCCGCCTGGCTTTCAGCCTATCGTGCGATCCGCGATGCCATCGCCGATGAGCCGGAGGCGGCATGAGCTACGTCATTTCCATCGACGCGCTCAAGGAACGGCTGCTCGATCGCGTCGAAAGCCTGGTGCTGCATCTCTTTCCCGAGGCTTCCGTCGAGGGGACGAACTACCTTGTCGATGGCTGGGAAGGCGGCGAGGGGCAGGCACTCCGCATCTGCTATCGCGGCAACAAGGCTGGGTGGGTCAAGGACTTCCGGTCAGGGGAGGGCGGCGACCTCCTGACGCTGATCGCCAGGGCGCCCAAGACAGAGTGCGGCGGTGACATCGGCGAGGCGATCAAGTGGGCCATTGATTGGCTCGGCATCGCCCACATGAACCGCGAGCAGCGCCAGGACGCCGAACGGCAGGCACGACAGGCCACGCAGAAGCGCCAGGCCGAAACGGCCAAACGAACCGCCGATCTATTGCGCGCCTCGAAGCGCCGCTATCTCGAAGCCGAACCGCTGTTTGGATCTCCGGCCGAGCGGTATCTGATCGGTCGCGGGTTGCCGGTCTGGCAACTCAAGACGAGGCTAGACGGGAAGGGCGCGCTCAATGCGCTGCGTTATCATCCGTCGCTCGCTTGCCCCGAGACATACCAGACGACGGGCCGGAAGCGGCCGGGGATGGTCGGCCAGGTCATCCGCTTCGGCTTTGGGCACCTGACCATTCACCGGACGTTTCTTGAACCGGACGGTGCCGGCGGCATGCGCAAGGCGACAGACCTTCGCAAGCCCAAGCAGGCCTATTCCGAATATCGGGGCGGCATCATTCCCATTTGGCGCGGCGACAGCGGCAAGCCGATCAAGGACGCGCCGGAAGGGGAATGGATCGCCGGCAGCGAGGGCATTGAAGACGGCGTTGCCATGGCGATCGCCCTGCCGGAAATGCGCACCTTCGCAGCCATCAGCCTTTCCAATCTGGGCAACATCGTGCTGCCCCCACAGATCGGCGGCATCTACTGGCATCGCCACAGGGGCGACCCGCCCGAGGCCGTCGCTGCCTATGAGCAGGCCGCTGAAAAGCTCGACCGGCGCGGCATTGCGCTTCGCGATGTTTGGGCGCCTGGCACCTTCAAAGACTTCACAGCTTACGCCGAAGCGGAATACCGCGCCGAATGCGCCGCCGCCCAAGAGGCGATGAAAGGGGATGTGGCATGACGCCTCACGCCCGCTTGCGCTCCAGCCATTCCTTCAGTGCCGTGTTGATGCGTGACTGCCAGCCGTCGCCGCCAGCGCGGAATTCCGCGATCACGTCGGCATCGAGGCGGATGGTGGTCGACACCTTCCGGCTATCGGCTTTCGGTCGGCCGCGCTGCACCTTGGCGGCGGCAAACTTCTCCTGCCATTCCGGCGTGCTGAGGTCGGGCGCTTCGTCGGGATCAAAGCCGGGGGGCATAGGTGGCCTGTTCGCGGTCATTGGCTTTCCTCAAAGAGATGATGCGGCGGGCCGCGCCGCGCGGGGTCCAAACCATCACCACCATGCGCCCATCAAGTCGGCCGATGGTGATGAACCGCTGCTCTCCATAGTCGAAGCGATCGTCTTCGGCCGTCAGCGTGTCACCCTCGAACACACGCTCGGCCTCTGTGAGGTCGATGTGGTGCTTTTCCAAATTGGTGGCGCGTTTGGTCGGGTCGAATTCGATCGGCATGGAATTTCTGTTACTACAAAAAACAGGTTGCTGCAACATTCCTGTAGTAACAATAAATGCAGGAGCGCCGCAGCATGACCACGCCGCCGCTTCCGGGCATTCGCGACGCCTTTTCCTCCGCTGACTTCCTGGCGAGCGCCGAGGGAGCCGACCAGGCGGCGCCGGCAGAGGGCGACCAGGCAGCGCCGGCCGAGCCGCCGAAGGCTGATCGAGGCGAGCCGGACAGCAAGGACAAGCGGGTTCGCGACGAGTATTACCGCAACCTCGCCCGTAACAAGGGCGAGGACTTCGCGCGGAAGATAGGCAAGGCCGAGGGCATCTCGCACGACGAGATGACCGACATTCTGTTTCCCAAGACCAAGGGCAAATCAAAGCGGCGCGGCAAGACCGAGGAAGGCGAGCCCGATCTGCCGCCTTCGCCGCCGCCAGCGGATGACGCATCCGAGGACGATGGCTGGAAGCGCCGGAAAGACCCGATCAAGCCGCTTCCTGAAGGCTGCCCCATTGTGCCGGTCGGCCAGCTTGGCGCGGTCTACTACTATCTGAAGCCGTCCGGCGAGATCCTGTCGCTGAAGGCGGCCGAGCACAACGCCAACGGCCTTCGCGCCTTGGCCGAGGATCGCATCGACTTTTTCTGGCAGACCTTCCCAAAGTTCAACGAGACGACGCGCCAGCAAACAGGCTGGAAGGTTGACCAGGCGAGCGAAAGCCTGATGACCGCTGCCGCTGCGCGCGGCAAGTTTGTCGAGACGCGCCGTGTGCGTGGCCTTGGCGCCTGGCTCGACGACGATGGCGGCCTGGTGCTGCATGTCGGCGACGCTGTGTGGATCAATGGCGCTTGGCAGAAGCCGGGACTCTATGGCGACAAGGTCTATTCGGCTCAGCAACCGGTCGTCCGGCCGGCTGACGCCTTTGTTCCCGCCAAGGAGTGCACCGAGCCGGTGCTGAACATGCTCGATAGCTGGAATTGGGCGAACGAGGCGGACGAGACCGGAACACTGATCGACCACGACGGCAGCGGCCACCGGCTCGGCTCCATGCTGGCACTTGGCCTTTGGGCGGCCGGCTTGATGGGCGGGGCGCTGAAGTGGCGCCCGCATGGCTGGATCACGGGCGACAGCGGCGACGGCAAGTCGACGTTGCTCGAACTGCTTGAACACCTTTACGGCCCCGAAACCCTTGTGACCTCAACCGACCCGACCGCCGCCGGCATCTGGTCTGAGCTCGGTTTCTCGACGCGGCCGATTCTGCTCGACGAGAGCGAGCCGGACCCAACATCCGACAGGGTGCAGAAGCTGGTGAAGCTCGCCCGCGTCGCCGCCAAGGGCGGCCTCGTGCTCCGAGGATCATCAGACCACACCGCGACGGCGTTTCTGGCGCAGTCCGTCTTCCTGTTCGGCTCGATCATCATCCCGCCGCTGCTCGGCCAGGACGTGAACCGCTTCGTGGTGCTGGAGCTTCAGAAGCTCGGCGAGCGGCCGGCGCTAGTGATGGACGTCAAGCAGCTCCGATTGTGGGGCGCCATGATCAAGGCGCGGATCATCGGCCAATGGTCCCGATGGCCCGAAACGCTGGTCGTCTATCGCCAGGCGCTGGCGACAGGGGGACATACAGCGCGCGGCCAGGATGTCTATGGAACGGTGCTTGCCCTTCTCGATCTTATGCGAGGGGATGAGATTTGCCCCTCTGATATGCGCTCGATGCTCGCCGACGCTCTGCACACAGCAAGGGGCGGCGAAGGGCCTTCCGAGGTGAGCAACGCCCAGGCCATGCTCAATCACATCCTGTCCGTGCCGCTGGACGTGTTCCGAGGCGGAACCAGGATGACGATCGAGGAGCTTGTGCTTGCCGCCGTTGGTGGCCGCTGGGACGAGCGCGAGGCGCCATGCACTCCAGCCCAGGCGCGAGACGCCTTGAGGGCTCATGGCGTCTATGTCTCCGGCCGAGCGGACAACGCGCAGCCTCAGAAGTGGCATAGCGCCAACGAGCCGCCGACCATGGTTGCCCTGCCGAACCAGAATGAGGGCCTGAGACGGATCTTCGACGGCACCACCTGGTACGGCATGCCGGGCACGATCGGCGGCTGGGCGCAGGCCATGAAGCGACTAGGCGCGGCGCCGGTCAACTCGCGATCGCTCGGCGGTCGTGGCTGGTCGGTGTCGGCGCGAACCTTCCTCCAGCTCGATCGGTAGGCGACAGCCATGACGCAAAGACGAGAATGGCGGAGTTCCGGGCTTTCTGCTCCGCCCCTGAACCCAGCAGACGAACACAGAGGACGCGCGCCCAGTTCTGCATCGCAAGGTGCTGATCAGGCAGGAATGAACGCGAAGGTGGACGCTGCGGCGGGCGGGTGCGGGCAAGCCATTCATATCGTTGATGAATTCAAGGTCTCGCAACGCTTTCGGCGACTTGCAACACTTTTTGCAACACTAAAAATCAGATGGTCGATTTTTAAGATGCTGATGCGAAAGGGGAAAATGGAAAGCCGCAACGCTGCAACGCCTGCAACGGGGTCGCGCGCGCATATGGAAACCTCCTTCGCGTGTTCGCGTTCATGGCTTTCAAGGATGCTATACGCGCGCGTAGGGCGTTGCAGCTGTTGCACTGTTGCTAAAACTATAAAGAGATATATAAATCAGATACTTAGCATTTCTGATTTGCAACATCGTCGATTTCTCGACCGTTGCAGCCGTTGCAGAACAATAAAATATCCAGAAATATCAAGCTATTGCCTGTCTGGAGGCCTCAATGGCTGACCAGAACAGCGGCAAGAGGGGTCTCCAGAAGGAGATTGCGCGGCGACTGGCCGACGAGGTCGACGCCGAGAAGGCTGCCGCCGAGGGCGAGCAGCTCGGCTTCTTCGCGCCGCCGATCGCCGATGAGGCGAAGCGCAATCAGATCGTCGCCGAGGCCGAGGTACGGGAGCGCCAGGCCGGCCGACCGAAGGGCGCCAAGAACATCAATACGCGGCAGCTTCGCGAGTATGTGCTGTCGCACGGCAAGAACCCGGTCATCTGGAAAATCTCCTGGCTCACCATGACCGTCGAGCAGCTCGCCGAGTATCTGGGATGCAAGAGGGTCGAGGCCTTCGACCGTCAGAAGGCGATCGCCGACAGCTTGCAGGGCATCGTCATTCCAAACCTCGCGGCCACCGACGAGGCTGGCAACGCCGTTCCGACCATCAACATGGTGTTCGGTGGCGGTGCCTCGCTTGGCGTCTCACCTGATCGGCCACCGTGGGAATACCTCGACGGCGACGAACTCGGCGTAACCAGTTCGGCTCGCGAGCCGGGCTCGGGTGCCGTCTCAATTGGGTATACGCCAGCGGAACAGGATGACGAGACGGCGAAACCCGTCTCAAATGGGTCGGAGGACGGCAAATGAGACAGGTTGCCGCCTTGGCATACCCTAATGAGACAGTGGGGCAGGCGACGCGCCAGGCTGGCGCCGCGCCGCTCGGAATGGCTGAACCCACCCCCCCGGTGCCCTGCCACCCCCACCCCCCAAGAATAGATTTGAAAAAATCCTGCTACCCCTCGGCAAGGATTGTCCGGGCTCCCGCCAACCGCCGATCCAGATCGCGAACCGGGTTTGATCCTGCGTCGGGTTCGGGGTGCCGGGGCGCCGGGGTTTGGGGAGGCGCGGTATGACCGCCATCGACCAGACCGCTTTCGGGTCGCTGGGTGACGTGCTCAAGGCCCAGATGCCGGACATCTTCTCGTCCGCCGGCCCGGTGTCGGACGCCTACATCATGGCGACGGAAGACGTGATCGGCATTGTCGGCCCCATGGGGTCGGCCAAGACCACTGGCAGCGTCAAGAAGGCGATCGTCGAGGCGACGCGCATCCGGCCGACGACAAGAGACGAGCAGGGCAGGGCGATGCGCCGCTACGTGCTCGGTATCTGGCGCCAGAAATACGACAACCTCTGGGACGCGACGATTCCGAGCTGGTGGAAGTTGCTGCCGCAGAGCCTCGGCAGTTGGTCGGGTGCCAAGCCGCGCGCCGCCCAGCACGTCATCCGCTTCGAGGACCGCTGGGGGCCGATCGAGCTGGTTGCCCGCTTCCGTGCCTTCGGCGACGAAGCGAACCCCGACGACCTCAAGGGCCTCGAATACACCGACGTCTGGCTGAACGAGATGGACACGTTGCCAGAGGACCTGTTCACGATGCTGGTCGGCCGTGTCGGTCGCGACCCGGCACGCGAGCTGATCGGCCGTGGCGGTCGTATCTTCGGCGACATGAACGCGCCCAGCGTCACGGATTGGGTCTATCGGGACTTCTTCGAGGATCTGAAGCCCGGCTATCACCTCTACAAGCAACCGTCCGGCTTCGCGCCCAACGCCGAGAACATCGCGGCCATGGGCGCCGGCTACTGGCTCCAGCAGGCCAAGCTCAACGCGCATCGGCCCTGGTGGATCCGCAAGTTCATCATGAGCCTGCCGGGCTTCACGCGGGGAATCTCCGTCGTCTACCCCGAGTTCAACGACGAACTGCACATGGCACCGGCGACGCTGGAGCACTTCCGCGAACTGCCGATCATCGTCGGCATTGACGGCGGTCTGACGCCGGCCGCGGTGTTTCTCCAGGAACGTCCCGACGGCCAGGTGGCCGTGCTCGCCGAGATCGCTTGCACCCACGCCTCGGAAACCTCGCTCGCCCGGCAGATGCTGTCGCTGATGGAGCGCCGCTTCCCCGGCTGCGAGTTCGTCATCCGCTGCGATCCGGCCATGTGTGCCGGCGATGACACCGAGGACGGTTCGGCCCGGTCGCGCCTTCAAGCGGCGTTGGGTATTCCGGTTGTCGCCGCCAGCACCAACGAGCCGGACGCGCGCTGGGAAGCGGTGCGTGATCCGCTCACCCGCACGCTCGACAACGGTCGGCCAGGCTTCCTGCTCGATCCCTCCTGCAAGGGCCTCAGGCGCGGCTTCAACCAGACCTATCAGTATCGCAAGCTCGCCGGTTCCGACGACGTGTCGTCGGTTGGCAAGAGCTTCGACAGCCACATTCACGACGGTCTGCAATACGCCTGCCTCCTGCTCGGTTCGGCCGAGGCGAGGCGCAGGCGGTCGGAGATCGCGGCCGAGAAGAAGCGCCGCCGCATGGCCGGGCGCAATGAAAACGGCCGCTACAACCCGCTCCGGAGGCATGGATGATCATCCGCTATGCCGATGACGACGATATTTTTGAGGTCATCCACGCCCTTCGGGCGCGTGACCTGGTCGAGGTCGACGCCGTGCGTTTCGAGGGCAGCTCGACATCGATCGCCGAGGCGATGATTGCCAGCCGGCCGAATCGTGTCGCCGATCTTTGCCTCGCCACGCCGGAAGGGCACGCAGTGGCGCTGATCGGCGGCGGGCTGACCTCGCCACGCGTCGCCAGCGTCTACATGGTGGCGACGGATCGCTGGCCTGAGATCGCGCTTCCGGCGACCAGGTGGGCCAAAAGGGACGGCATCGGACGGGTGCTGAGGACAATCGTCAATCGCGCAGAGTGTCGCTGCTGGGAGGGACACACCGTCGCTCGTCGGTGGCTGGAACGCCTTGGGTTCCAGCTTGAGGGCCGGCATCCACTGGTCGGGAAGCATGGCGAGGCCTTTGTGACCTACGCCTGGCTCAACCCCGAACCGGTGTTCGCCGACCTGCCCCACGATGGAGGTTGACCAGATGTGTCTCAAACTCGGCGGCGACAGCGGCATGAAAGACGCCCTGAAAGCCCAGCAGGACGCTAATGCCCAGCTCGAAGCGACGCTTCAGGCCGGCAAGGATGGCGAGCAAGCGCGCGTCGCCTCCGAGCGCCAGCAACAGAAGCTCGCCGGCTTGCGCGGCCTCGCCTCGACGATCTTTTCCCCTTCGACCTTCGCGCAGGCAACGCCGGCATCGAAGGCTTTGCTCGGTCAGTGAGGCGACATGCTCGATTATTCCGCCGTCCTCTCCCGCCAGGAAGAACTCGAAGCCGAACGCCGGCTTGAGGAATCGGAATGGGATGAGATCGCGCGCCTGATGCGACCCGACCAGGTCGGCATTTCCTCGGGCGACAACAAACGCAAGCCAGCCTACGACGACCTTTTCGACGCCACCCAGCTTTATGCTCTCGACGCTTTTGCCGGCGGCATGTTCACCCAGGCGACCAACCCGATGGACGCATGGTTTGGCCTTAGCACAGGCGACCAGGACCTCGACAAGTGGGGATCGGTCAAACGCTGGCTGTCCTCGACGACGTCGGTTCTCGCCGCGTCGCTGTCTCCGGCGGTCTCCTGCTTCTATGCCGAAGCGCCGGCCTGGTTCGGCGACGTTGGCGCCTTCGGCTTCTCGGTGATGCACACCGAGGAAGACGTTGGGAACCAGAGAATCGTCGACCGCGTGCTGCCGATCGGTCAGTGCTATCTCGATGTCGACGCCTTCGGCATGGCCGACACGATGCACCGGAAGTTCATGCTGAAGGGCCGGCAGGTGCGTCAGATGTTCGGTGATGCGGCGCCGGGCGAACTCGACGACAAGCGGTCGTATCAGATCATCCACGGCGTGACGCGCAACATGGATTTCCGGCCGCGCCGGCTGGGGCCTGAAGGCAAGCGCTATCTGTCCCTCTACTGCTCGCCCGACATCAAGGGGTGGCAGAAGGTTGGCGGCTTCGAGGAGTTTCCGTTCTTCGTGCCGCAGTGGAACCGGCGACCTGGCCGCGCCTATCCAACCGGGCCAGGCCATCTCGCCAAGGCAGATTCGGCCATGCTTCAGGAGATGGAGCGGAGCCACATCGTTGCCGCGCAATACGCGGCCGAGCCGCCGGTACTGGTCAACGATGAGAGCGTGCTGACGGCCGCCGACATCGCGCCGAATGCCTTGCTCTACGGAACGATGAACGACCAGGGCAAGAAGCTCATGGAGCACCTTAGCCGTGGCAACGATGTGCGCCTGTCGATGCAGCAATCCGAACAGCGGCGCAATTCGATCCGCGAAGCCTTCTATTTCGGGCTGATGCAGCTCGTGAACCGTCCGCAGATGACGGCGACCGAATTCCTCGGCTTTCAGGAGGAAAAGCTGCGCCTGATGGGGCCGAACCTCGTCCGCATCCAGACCTATGGCCTTAGCCCGTTCATTGCCAGGCGCTATCGCATCCTTGCCCGCGCCGGTCAGATCGATCCGCTACCGCCCGAGCTTCAGGGGCGAATGCTATCGATCGAGTATGTCTCGCCGCTCGCCAAGGCGATGAAGGCGGGGCTCGGCCGGGCGACGCTGCAATGGCTCCAGGCGATCGGCCAGCTTGCCCAGATCGACCCGACCGCCATGGACAACGTCGACATCGACGGTTCCGCCGCCGTGCTCCACGACGCCTATGGCGCCGCGCCCCAGGCTTTGCGGGACGCCAAGACCGTCACCGAACTACGCCAGGCGCGTCAGGGGCAGATGGCCCAGCAGCAGGCCCTCGACCAGACCGGCCAGGCCGTCACCATCGCGGCCGAGGCGGCGCACGCCGCCCAGGCGGCCACACTCTCCGGCGAGCGCACCGGCAAAGGAGGAAAACCATGATCACGAACGCCATACGGTGGTGGAAGTCCGTCTGGCGGCAGCGGGAAAACCGCATCCTGCTTCTGCGGGAATACATGACGGTTGGCGAACAGAAGCTGTTCCTGGCCGATCTCGCCTTGCGCGGCGGCGTGTGGACCACGTCGCATGTGCCGGGCGACCCCTATTCGTCGGCCGTCGCGGAGGGACGCCGACAGCTCGCGCTCGAAGTCATCAAGATCGCCAACGAGAGCCCCGCCACGCTGTGGAACTGGCTGGAGCGGAACGAAAAGGACGCATGAGATGAGCGGTGAGAACGACCTTCCGAACGACAACACCCCGCCGGTCAATCCGAATCCCGGCGCCGGTGATCCGCCGGCCATCGATCCGGCGAACGCCGGCAATCCGCCGCCGGCTGGCGATCCCTGGTATTCGTCGATTGAGGGACTGGACGCGGACACCCAAAAGTGGATTGCCGACAAGAAATTCGCCAACATCTCGACGGCGCTGAAATCGGGCATGCATGCCGACCATGTCGCCCGCGATCGCAACGTGCTGTCGCGGCCGGCGGCCGACAAGCTCACCGAATGGGATGGCTGGAAGGATCTCGGCTGGACCGAGGACCGCAAGGCCTATGGAGTGACAGCGCCGGAGGATATCCGGAAGGATTTCCCGGAGTACAACGACGCCTTCGAGCAGGCCTTCGTCGATGCGGCGCACAAGGCCAAGGTGCCGGCCGGCCAAGCCAAGGCCATCCTGTCCGACGTGCTCGGCTACATCAAGGGAACCTATGAGCAGGCCGGCATTCAGGGCGCCAAGGCGACGGCCGATCTCAGCGCAGCACTCGACAAGGAATGGGGTGCAGAAGCGGCGAAGAACCGGGAGCTAAGCCAGCGCGCGGCACGCGCCCTCGGCGTGCCGATCGACGACACAGCAGCGCTCGAAAAGGTCATGGGATCGGCCGGCCTGGTCAAGATGTTCCACCAGATTGGAACCATGATGGGCGAGGACAAGCTCGTTGATCCGAAGGCGCCCGGCGCCGGTGGGCTGACGGCTGCGGGCGCGAAGGCTGAGCTTCAGAGGCTCAACGCCGACGCGGGGCATGTCGCGGCGCTTAGCGACGCCACACACCCGAACCACCAGGCTGTGAAGGCGGCGCGGCAGCGGCTCATGGACGTTATCGCGAAGGGATGAATTTCATTTGTGGGCAAACGCCAACAGTCAGCCCGCGAAGCTTCCGCCCCCCATGGGCGGAAGCCAGCGACGATCCAGCAGAAACTCGCCTGGTGTTAGCGCATCCTGGCTTTCGCAATTATCCCTGCGGCACCTTCTAACGCTCCTTGTCGGTAGCCCTCCATCGTTCCTGGACTATCGAATGGCGCTACGGCCCTAGCCAGCTCAAATTCTTCTAGATGACATAATGAGCGGACAACGTATGCAAGCTCAATTGGGGAGCCGGACTGAGATGAAATCTTTCTCGAATAATGTAATACGCACTTTTGATATTGAAGTTCCCAATATGAAACTGTTGGGTCACTTAATGGGGAGGGACGCTGTGCTGTTTGGCAGCCGACAAGAAGGGCTCCAACTGTTAAAACAAAAACCGCGTGCTTCAAGATAGCCTCCGAACCACTCACCTTTTTGTTGCAGGTTGTAACTTCCTCGCCCCGCTTGACAAGCGATTCCTTTCGATGCACCGTTTGGCTGTTCGACCAAGGCTTGAACTCCGAGGCCGAATGACATCACCGAGGGCGGCAACGCCTCCGCGAACGGCGCATCCTGATATCATCTGTGATGCCTCCGGGAGCAGCACGCGCATGTCCAGGGCTTCGGCCTAAAGGCGTGTTGCACGTCGACCTTCGGCGATGTGGTTCAACTCCCGGAGCCTTCGGGCTCCCACCGAAGGACCATTGTTATGGAAGGTACCGTTACCCCTCTCGTTTTCGAGGAGCAGATGGTTCGATCCGTCATGATCGATGGCGAACCATGGTTCACTGGCAAGGACGTTTGCTCCGTTTTGGGCATCAAGGACCACAATCAGGCCCTCGACAGGCTCGATGACGACGAAAGGGGTGGGTATACTGTACCCACCCCTCAAGGCCGACAGGAGATGATCATCGTCTCTGAGGCTGGCGTCTTCCGCCTCATCTTCACGTCTCGCAAGCCTGAAGCCGAGCGGTTTAAGCGTTGGCTGGCGCATGAGGTGCTTCCCTCCCTTCGGCGCACCGGAGCCTATGTGGTGCCCGGCCGGGAAGAGGACGCCCAGGCGGACGAGCTTCAGCCTCGCCGGGCCTCTGGCGACCACATCGCCGAGCTGACGGCCAAGACGGCCGCTGTTCGCGAGGCCCGCATTCTGATGGGCCGAGCTTTCGCAGCTCGCGTCTGGCAGGAACTCGACATGCCGGCCGCGCATGACATGCGGGTGCCGCTGTCGTCAGTGCCGCCGCTTCTTGAAGATGAAGCCTTCTCCATCCTGGTCGACTTGTTGTCGGCGCCAGACGGGGATGGCGTGATCATCGGCGATCAGGTCGCTCGCGCCGTCGAGTTGAAGCGCTCCGATCTCATCGAACCGCTTGGCCTGAAGCTCGTCTGGCGCATCGCCGGCCGGCCCTGCCGCGATGGCGCCCTGTTCGTTGCCAACGGCGCGCCAGCCATTGCCTGCGCGTTCGCCGGCACCTCCCGCGAGACGGATGCTGCCCAGCGGCTTCGCGATATCCCCGGCGCCAGCGCCGGCCACGCCCGCATTGGGGCCATCGGCTTCAACGGCCGTGGAACCGTCGTCCCTGCTGACCAACTCGCCAGAGCGCTCGAAGTCATCACCGGCCGCGCGCCGGAAGCCGAGGAGGTGGCATGATGGCCGCGATCAAGATCGACAGCCCGCTCATGTCGAGGAATCTCGTAGAGATCTTCGATATCATCGAAAGCATCAGCGCGGAGCTCGGGGACCAGCAAAGAGCGATCGGGGAACTTGCCGATATTGTCACACGCCAAGGTGAATCTATAAACATTAAGAAATTCAACGAATTAGTGATTTTTATCATGGGTTCATCGCGTTACTGTACAGATATGATATCGTGAAAAATAGTCATCTAGACCGGCATTCTAAATAAATGCCGGTCTAGATATTAGTTAAATCTTGATAGATGAAAATTTGGTAGCGGAATCTATTACTTCGTAGAAATAGGTTGATCTGTAGTAATTTATGCCGCCAATAGTCTCTGGATCTCCCCCGAGATATAGCAGCCCCCTTGAAGCCAAATCTGACAGATTGCTATTAATACTTTGCTCTGGCGCGACGTATGTCCTAGATCTGTGGCTGGTGACGTCGCTATCATCTATGAACTGATAGGTGTTATTTTCCTTGCCAGGATATTTCCATTCAAAGACGCTTTCTATCGTGGCAAGAAAGGCTATATCATCCTGATTCATACCTGCGAGTCGACGAGATGATCTTTTGATAAAGCCGGAGTCTGAGTTAGTTGTGCTTGAGTTCCCAATGAGTAAATCAGAAAGTATACATAGAACTCTATTTGTCTCTCCCTCCTGGGCGGCATGAAAATAACTGAAAAAATTCGGAATTATATTTTCATATTCTGGATCGAATTCGATATTTACTTCACCTTGACGGATGCGCTCTATTAGTATTTTTTGCGCAGATTCTAGCCTGCTCTTTGTATACAGTTCTATAAGCTTTGCTACTGTTGAGGCGCCTGGAATTATACAGGTTAGAAAATCGCTGACTATTGCTGCGGATATTTCGGTCATCGCCTGTGCGTTGTAGGCCGGGGATGGAAGCTGAAGCGTATTCATTTTCTATCCTTCCTTGGATTCTATATAGCTACTACAGAGTAGCTATTCTATTCTGATTACTCTGATCGTTGACAGGGCGTAATGCGATTTTCAGAAAGGCAAAAACAAACGCCTGTTGCACGCCAACTCGGCTTGTTGTAATTTTTTATTAGCACGGCGGCGCGCTGCTTCGCGCCGATAATTGACTGCACCTTGGGTCCGTGCCCCTTGCCCGTCCGGGTGTCGCGCCGTTACCGCGACCGCCGACCGCAGGCGTAAAACGACAGGCGTTGCCCGCCAGAGCCCGAAAGGGTGATCAGCCGCACCTTCGCCGAAACGAACCCCTCATCAGTGTTCCTTTCGTCCGGAGCCTACGGCTATGGCCTTTGGTCCTATCACCGACGCACAGCGCGTCGGCTACCAGGAAAACGTCACTCTTGCGCTTCAGCAGAAGCGTTCCCGCTATCGCGACTACTTCACATTCCAGCCCAATCTTAAGGGGCGTGTTGCCCTGGCGATCGAAATTTTCGGCAGCGAAGAGGCCATCATCGACGGTGCCCGTGGCGGCGACACGCCGGCCATTGAGGGCAGCCTCGAAGACACGTGGATGAAGCCCCGACAGCTCGAATGGGGCAAGCTTGTCGAGAAGGAAGACCAGGTCAAGAACATGACCGACTATACGTCGACCTATGTTCAAACCGGCGCCGCTGCCATCGCGCGCGGCGAGGATTCCATTCTTCGCCAGTCGTTCTTCGGTCCACGCTTGATCGGCCAGGACGGTACTTCGTCGGAAGCGCTGGCACTGACCGCCGATTTCAACCTCGTGCCTGTTGGCTACGTGGCAAACGGAGCGGCGGTGAATTCCGGCATCACGATCGAGAAGCTGAATTACGCCATCACGCTTCTTGCTGCCAACGAAGTCGATATGGAGCGCGATATCATCGCCATGGCGATCGGCGCCAAGCAGGAAAACCAGCTCTACAACCTGCTTCAGTACACGTCGAAGGACTATCGCGATAAGGCCGTGCTGGATACCGAGCGGCAGCGGGTGGCGAGCTTCGGGCCGATTACCTTTGTTCGCGATCAGAAGCTGCCGACCAATGGAACAGCCAAGCAGCGGCGCTGCCCGCTCTGGGTGAAGAGCGGCATGCACTATGCCGAGTTCGACCCGCTGACCACCCAGATGGACAGGAACCCGCAGAAGAAATTCCGCGTCCAGGCCTACATGGAAGAGTGGTTCGGCGCGACGCGCGGCGAGAACGGCAAGGTCATCTACATCGACTGCCTTGAGCCCTGATGCTTCGTTCGCCGGTCTTGGTGCCGGCGGCCTTTCCCCCTTTTCCTCGTGACTTCAGGAGGCGGCCATGTCCGTCAACGTCAAGTATGCTCAGGGCTATCCCGACCCGAGCACTTTCAAGCAGCCGCTGGCGATCTATCGCGGCAATCCCATGCGCATCATCACCGGCTCTTTCCAGCTTGCCGTCGGCGATGACGCGGCGAGCAAGGTGTTTCTCGGCAAGATCGCTTCGTCGGCGATCTTGCTGCCGATCGGCCTCGTTACCCATGAGGCGCTTGCCGGTCTCACAAGCGGTTCGATCGGCTTCGACTCGGCGCCCGGCGCCAACGCAGCGAACGCACTGATCAACGCGCAGGCGTTCAACGCGGCGGCCACCAAAAACCCGCTGATGTCGGTCGCGGCGGCCGATCTTGCCAAACGTGTCTGGCAGCTCGCCGGCTACGCCACTGACCCGGCGCGCGAACTCGATCTCGTTTTCACCTGCAACACGGCAGTGACCGGCGCCGGCACGGTGCATTTCGCGTTGCCCTTCGTCGATCTGCGTTGAGGGGCGACCATGACAGACAAGACCCAAGCCGCAACCGACGCTCCCGCCGCCGAGCCGGAAGCCCCGACAACGGTTTCCGGCCGTGCCGCGCTGATCCTCGATCGACTCGACGCCAATCCCTTCGCGGCTGGTTCCGACACCATCCGCGACCTTGCCGGCCTCGTTGCCGAACTGGCGGCCGCCGTTGAGGCGGCAACCGCGAAGGACGCCTAAGCCATGGCCCTGCCGCCGATCGCGACCGAGCTCGATGCAGCCAATGCGGCGTTGTCCCTGATCGGGGTGACAGCGCTCAGTTCCTTCGACGAGGCGCGAACGGCGGCGAGGGTAGTGAAGCGGCATTTCGGAACGCTCCGGGATGCCTTGCTCAAGAAGACCGATTGGAATTTCGCTTCGGCGCAAGCGACGCTCGCGGCATCGCCAGAGGCGCCGGAACAGCCTTTCACCCGCCGCTATCTGCTGCCGGAAGACTGCCTCGCCGTCCGTTCGGTTCTCGGGCTCGAAGCGGACGAGTGGGCAGTCTCTGCGGCTGGCTCCGCCGACGCTCCACTCGTCCGCTACCTCGACACGGTTGCCGAGGCGCCGCTCGTTCTATTCACGCGACGGGTGACCGAGCCAATTCGCTGGAATGCTGAATTCACACTTATCTTTGTGCAGCAACTCGCCGAGGCCTGCGCACCGCAATGCACCCGGTCGAGCACGGCCGCCAACCGCGCGCACCAGGTGGCCGGCGAAATGCTTCCGGAAGCCAAGCGCAACGACGCCCGCGAGCGCTCCACCTCCCAGGTCAGCCGCACCACCTCCTGGATTTCCGCGAGGCGTCGATGATCGTCGACAAGATCTCTTTCGCCGGTGGCGAGATCACGCCGCTACTACGGGCCGCCTACGATCTCGACAAATCGCAGACGGGTCTTGCCCGCATCGAAAACTTCGTCGGCGTCGCCCAACGCGGCATCACCCGCCGGCCGGGAACGCGCTTCGCCGAGGCCCTGATCGACCAGAGCCAGAAGGGCTTGCTCATCCCGTTCAAGGCCGGCAACGACGACCAGGCCGTGCTTGTCATCAACGCCGGGACGATGCGGGTTGCCAGGTTGACCGGCTATCTGCTTGCCGATGGCGCGCCGTACACGCTGGCCGGCTTTCCCTACGGTGAGGCCGATCTTGCAAACATCCGCTACGCGCAAAGCGTCGATGTGGTGTTTCTTGGCTGCAAGGGATTGTCGCCCCGGCAGATTGTCCGCAACGGTCCCACCGACTGGAGCCTTGCGGGCTACGAACAGAGCTATGGCCCCTATCGGCTTCAGAACATCGACAAGGCATGGACCCTCGCTTGTTCCGCGCGGGCAGACTCGTCCTTCACCGTCACGGCGAGCAAAGCGACCTTCAAGGCTGGACACGTCGGCTCGCTCTGGCGGATCGACGAGCCGACCCTCGATAGCGTGCCGACCTGGTTGGCGTTGGAAGAAAACGTGCCGACCGGTGCTCAACGTCGCTTCGGTGGCTATGTCTACATGTGCGTCAATGGCCCGGTGAACTCTGGCGCCAATGCGCCGACCCACACCGAGGGGGAGGTGACGTCCGGCAATGGCAAGGCGCGCTGGAGATATCTCCACAACGGTCAATGCCACGTCCGGATTACCGAGGTGGTCTCGGAGACCGTTGCCAAGGTGACGGCCTATTCCCCTGTTCCGGACAGTCTTTTCACCTCGCCAACCTATCGCTGGTTCGAGGCGGCCTGGTCGGATGTGCGTGGATGGCCCGACAGCATCCGCAAGGTCGATCAGCGGCTGTTCTGGTCGCGCGGCGATGAGTGGTGGCTGACCTATGCCGGCGACTATTTCTCGTTCCAGATCGACGACACGGCCGCGTCTTCCCTGTCCGGTCGGCTCGCCTCGCCCGACGGCTCCCTCGTCGACATTCAGTGGGCGGTGCCGGCCGGTGGCGTCGTGGCCGGAACGGCGGACGGCGAGTGGCAGATACGCGGCTCGTCGTCGACCGATCCCTTGAGCGACCAGAGCAAGATTCGCGCGTTGCCTGATGGTTCGGAGGGCTCGGCCTGGCACGTCCCGCTGATGGTCGACGGCGGCGTGCTGTTCATCGGATCGAGCCGGCGGCGGATACACTTCACCGAACTCGACCGGTTGACGGAAAAGCTCAACACGGTCGAGCCCTCCGTCTACGCCGGCCATATCCTCAAGCCCGGCGCCGAGGGCTTTGCCTATCAGCGCGACCCGCATCGCACCGTCTGGGTGCGGCTTGCCAATGGCACGCTCGGCACCTTGACCTGGATGCCGAGCGAAAAGGTGGTTGGCTGGCAGCGGCAGATATTCGCGGGCGGCTTCGTCGAGGATATGGCGGCCATCCGGTCGGCCGACACGACGGTGCATGAGCTGTGGTTCATCGTCCGCCGTCAGATCGCGGGCGCGACGCGGCGCTATCTGGAAATCCTGCAAATCTTCTTCGACGCCGAGGACCCCGACGATCTCAGGGCCGCCGGTGCCTGGTTCGTCGATAGCGGCCTGGAGTATCAGGGCGCGCCGGTGACCGAGCTTTCCGGCCTCGACCACCTGGAAGGACAGGCGGTTGTTGTGTTCGCGGACGGCGGTGAACGCAAGGAACGGCCGACCGTGGCCGGCGGCAAGATCGCACTGACGCGGCCCGCCTCGCATGTCGTTGTTGGTCTGCCAATCGTCGCAAGGGCGAAGACGCTACCTTTCGAGATGATGACCCAGCGGGGCAGCACCAAGGGCGAGAGCAAGCAGGCGGCCCACGTCTACGTCGAGATGTACGAGAGCGCAGGCGGCGCCGTGTCGATCAACGGCGGGCCGGCCGAGCCGATCACTGTTCCTTGGGCAGGCGAGCCGAACAAATCCGTGGCGCTCAAGACCGGTGGCGTCTGGGTGACCGCCGAGGCGCCCGAGGGCGAGGAACTGGCGATCGAGCTGACTTGCGACGGCTGCCTGCCGTTCACCCTGATTGGTCTTTCGCCTGACCTCACGGTTCACATGGAGGGCGGCTGATGTGCGTCGATCCCGTTACCGCCCTGATGATCGGCGGCGGTGTTCTCTCCGGCGCCGGCCAGATCATGACCGGCGTCGAGCAGTCCAAGGCGGCCAAGGTGCAGGCGCAAATGGCGCGGCAGAACTCCGACTTGGCGTTGGCGCAGGGCGCTTACAAGGAACAGGAAATCCGCCGCGACGTTGCGGGCGTACTCGGTGGACAGCAGAGCTATTTCGCGTCGAGTGGTCTTGACCCCACCGTGGGCTCGCCGGTGGTGCTCGCCGCCAATTCTGCCGCCGCCGGTGAGGTCGACGCGCTCTTGACCCGCTACGGCGCCGTACGCGATGCGACCGGTTACCGCGTCGAAGAGGCCAACTACAAACGCCAAGCCAAGCAAGCGATGTTTTCCGGCATCTTCGGCGCTGCGACCACCATGCTCAACGCCGGCACCCAGGCGTTTCAGTGGCAATCCCTGCATGCGACGCCGTCCGCCGGCAAGGCGACCGGCGGTGCGATGAGACTGCCAGGCGCGGCTTACGGCGACGGCTATTTCGACACCAGCAGTCCTTTCGGGATTACGTGATATGCCGGCACCCGTCTACCAGTCGCAAGTCGCCCCGCCCGGCCCGGGTCAGATGCCAACCATTCAGCCGGCCGATGCTATCGGGCGGGGCCTTGGTTCGTTGGGACAGGCTGTTTTCGGCTTGGGCGAGGCAGTCGGCCGCGTGGCCGACTATAACAAGCAGCTTCGCGACGGCTCGGAAGGCATCGGCGCTCGGGCGCATTATCTGAAGGGGCTCGACGAGCTTCAGACCAAATGGACCGAGAGCCCCGATTTCAAGAACGCTCCCGGCGAATTTGCCAGCGCCGAGGCACAGCTCCGACAGGAAGCGCTCGACATGGTCAGCGACCCGCGCGAGCGGGAAGCGCTGGGCTTTGATTTCGAGCGGCAGTCGATCGCCGCCCGTGGCGCGGTGCATGGCTCTGCCCGCAGCAATGAAGCCTCGACAGCGGTCGCCAACCTCGACGTTGCCGACCAGAGCTATTTCCGCCGCTATGGCGCCGCAGGCTCCGATGCCGAACGCCAGGCGATCATGGGCGATCGCGACAAGGCCATTGATGGGCTCGCCAACACCGGCCTGTTGACGCCCGTCCAGGCCCAACAGCGCAAGCTCACCTTCCGCGCCACGACCGAACAGGGCGCGGTGCTGGAGTTGATCCGCACCGATCCGAATAGAGCCAAGGCCCTCCTGTCCGATCCGGCCAACTTTGGTGCGCTCGATCCATTCGACCGGCAGCGCTACCTTTCGAGCGCCGATGCGGCGCTTGAGGAACAGACGCTCGCCGGCATTCGTGCAGGCGACGATCGGTCGAGTTTGGGCGCGATTGGCCGGGTGCGCGATGGCGGCACCGCGACCTGGATTTTCGACCGTGGCGTGATCCCACAAGAAAGCGGCGGTAAGGCAAGCGCTGAAAGCCCCATGGGTGCGCTTGGCGTCGCTCAACTCATGCCCGATACGGCGCGCGGCGTTGCCCGGCAGATGGGGCTCGATGATATCGCCGGTCTCGACGATCAAGGGCTGAAGGCGCGCCTTCTCAGTGATCCCGACCTTAATCGGCGGATCGGGCTCACCTATTTTCAGGGGCTGCTCGATCGCTACGACGGTAACGTGGCCGTCGCGCTCGCGGCCTATAACGCCGGGCCCGGCAACGACAAGCTCCCTCGTGCGACGGCCTGGCGTGACGAAGCGGTGCGCCGCTTTGGGCCGGCGTTCACCGCCGAGGAATTCGCGTCCGTCATTCCGGTCAGCGAGACGGCGGATTATGTCCGCAGCGTCTTCGGTCGCTTGGGGCAGCCCATGGGCTCGACCCTATCGGCGACGGGACGTTTCCGCGCTGAAAGTGCTTGGTTCGACAAGCTGAAGTCCGACAAGGCCGATGAACGGAAGGCGCTGCTCGACCTCGCAGCCATTTCCCGCGACGACGCCGGCGATATCACCAAGCTCTTTGGCTCTGGCTATGCCGCCGACCCGGCGTTGATCGCCTCCACCAAGCAGACACTGGCGACGGCCGCCGCAGCCGGTGATAGCTCAAGCGCCTTGAAGCTCCGCGAGCTTGCCCGCGCCGAGCAGATCGCGCCCTTCGTGGCGGGCGCCTGGCGGATGCCGCCGAGCGATCTCGAACAGGCGCTATCGGCCGAGGAGGGGCGACTTGCGGCGGCACCGGTGGTGATGCCGGTTGAGCAGATGCGGCTCGATGCCATGCGGGCCGTGTCGTCGGAGATCAACCAGAAGCGCGACAGTGATCCGGTATCGGTGGCCGTGCGCGCCGGGCGCGTCGCGACCACGCCGCTTGCCTATGATGCCGCGCCGTCGTCGCCACAGTTCCAGACGGCCTTCGCCCGTCGAGGTGAACAGGCGGGCCTCGCCGCGTCCTACCTTGGCGCACCGGTGAAGCCGTTCCAGGCGGCCGAGCTTGGAGCCGTGAAAGATCACTGGTCGAAGCTCGGCAATGGCGGCAAGGCCGAATTTGTGACCGGCATGGCCCGCGCGATGGATGACCGCGCTTTCACCGGCGCCGTCGAGCAAATGGCGAATGGCGCCGAGGCGCACATGATGATTGTCGCCGGCCTGGTCGGCAAAGATCGGCCGGCGATCGCCGAGCAGATTTTCCGCGGCCAGGAGCTGATGGCGCTACCGGACGTCAAAGCCAAGGCCGACACGATCAAGGAGGGTCTCGCCGACACGCTTGGCCGCCTTGCACCGGACACCTATCCGCCGACCGTACAGGCGACGATCGCCGACGCGGCGACGGCTGTTTATGTCGCCGATCGCGCGGTGGGCGAGACGTTGTTCGGCGAGCATGACGCCGACGCCTATCAGGCCGCCGTCGAGAAGGTGACGGGCAGTTTCACCCGGATCAACGGCGCCGACGTGCCGGCGCCACAGGGCATGACGGTTTCGCGCTTCTCCGGTCTGTTCGACAGCCTGACCGACGATGACCTGAAGGCGGCCGGCGGTGCCTTCGCCGTTGGTGGTTACCGCCACGACGCAGCGTTTCTTCGCCATCATGCCGTGTTGCGACCGACGTCGCTCGGCGGTGCGGTCTACGGCGTCTATCTGCCGCAAGGCGGCGAACTCAGGCCAGTGACGACCGCGCTGCGGAGCGGTGGGTCACTCGTGCTGGATTTCTCCGCGCTCAATGATTTGCGGGGGCGTTTCGTTCGAAGCGCACCGGGTGGTCTCGGCAACCAGCCCCCGCCGGTAACGCCTTCCGATCTTCCTCCGCTCCAGCGACGGGGGCTTGGCAGCCAATGACCTCCTGGGATGCAGCTTGGTCCGAGACCATCGCCCGCCGCGACGCCGTACGGCCGGCCGAAGCCCCGCTGACCGGCTGGGATGCTTTTGTCGGCGCCGGCTGGAGCACGGTCGATTGGGCGACCACTTACGCCGGCTTCAAGGATACGGCCGCGAACGAGCTGACGTCGGCCTTCCGCAAGGCAACCGGCCGAGAGTTGCTCGGTTGGGCCGCGCAGACAATGGGGAGCGACGCATCCGGTCTCTGGCGTCCTGGTGAGATGGACGTGGCTACGACGACCAAACTTGCCCGCGCCATTGCTACACTGCCGGAAGATCAGCGAAAGGCGATCGAACCCCACATCGATGTCGGCGCCCGCGCATCCGAACTCTGGAGAGACCATGAGCGTCGCCTGTCCGACGCCTCTTCGCGGACTTACGGCCTGAGTGCCAACGCGTTGGCCTGGTCTGGTTGGCTTGCCGCCAACGTCGCCGACCCGATCAACGTTGCATCCATGGCGATCCCGACCGTCAAGGGCGTCGGCCTGGTGGCCAGTGTCGGCCGTGAAGCGGCGATCAACGCCGGCACGGAAGCCCTTGAGCAGGGCATCCTTCAGCATGACCGCGCCGAGCTTGGCGGCGAATATTCGCTTGGCGACGCCGCATTTTCGATCGGTCTTGCCGGCCTGATCGGTGGCGCGGCCGGCGGGCTTCGGCATCGCTTCGAAGCCCGCGCGGAAACACCGCAAGCGCCGGCCACCCCGAAGCCAGACCTGTCGCCTCAAGACGTCGCCGCCGTTGCTCGCTTCCAGGAAGCGCGCGACCTACCGGCGGCCGGTATGCCCGACGCGCGATCGGCGGTCGCCGCCCTCGATGGCGAGGCGATGGCACGGGCGGCGATCGACAGCGGCCAGCCGCTTTCGTCGGTCGCTGACTTGCCGAATCTCCGGGGCGGCGAAATCGTCTGGGGTGACGGCCAGAGCCTCAAGACGCGCTGGCAGGTGATCGAGGCGGACAAGCTCATCACCAGCCACGACACTTCGGGCACCGCCAACCCACTATTCCCGCCCGAGCTTCAACCGCGCGACCGCTCGCGGCCGGCGAGCCAGGCGCAGATCGCCGAGATCTCCGCCAACCTCAATCCGCGTCTTCTGATGGACGCGCCGACCGCGCGCGAGGGCGCGCCGGTCGTCGGCCCTGATGCCGTTGTCGAAAGCGGTAACGGTCGGGTGCTTGGCATCCGTGAGGCGTTCGCGCGGGTGCCAGATCGGGCCGAGGCCTATCGAAAGGAACTGATCGACGCTGGCTTCGGCCAGGCCAAGGACATGAAACAGCCGGTCCTAGTGCGCGTCCGTGAGACTGAGCTATCGCCTGCCGAGCGGCAGGCTTTCACCGTCGAGGCGAACCGCACGGCAACGGCGCGGCTTTCAGCGTCCGAGCGCGCGGCCGTTGACGCCAAGGTGTTGTCGCCCGAGGTGCTCGACGCCTTCGCTGGTGGCGAAGCCGGCCAGGCACGCAACGCCGCCTTTGCCCGCAAGGCGCTTCAGCGCATGGCGACACCGGAAGAGATGGGCGATCTGGTGACGGCCGATGGCTATCTGTCGCAGGCGGGAGCCGATCGCCTGACGGCCGCCCTGGTGCAGCGCGGCTTCGATGCGCCCGACGTGGTGAAGAGCCTTTACGAGACGATCGACCCGACGTCGAAAGCAATCATTGGCGCCATGAGCGACACGGCGCCGCTTGCGGCCCGCGTGCGTCAGGCCGCCATCGATGGGCGCCTCTCCTTCGACGATCCCGGCCGCGACGTGGTGGAAGCCTATCGCCTGGTCGAGCGCGCGCGGAAAACCGGCGAGCCGGTTGCCGCTCTTCTCGACCAGGCCGACATTGAGCACGGGGACGTGCGCGAGAGCGTCGCCGATGCAGTCCGGCTGTTCTTCCATGACGATGGCCTGACGGTTGCGGCCGGCCGAGAGAAAGTCGCCGAGCGGCTCCAGAGCCTGTTCCGCGCATCGCTCCGGGCGGGCGATGGTCCCGATCTCTTTGGCTTCGAGGTGACGCCGAGGGCGGCTTTCGCAGCAGCGAAGATCGCAGGCGCCGACATCGAAGACATTGCCGTTATTCCTGTTCGGTCTCCCGGCCGCGCCCCTGGCGAAGCCGCTTTCTTCGAGGGCGTGCCGGAGCGGGATATGGATGCGCTCTACGCTGTCGCGCCGATGCGACAGGAGGAGCTCAGCGCAGCCGGTCAGGAAATCGCCAATGCGGTGGGCGTCGAATACAAGGCCGCAAAGATCAAGGATCGCGCGACGGCTGAGCAGAAGATGACCCGCAAGGGCTATCAATCTACGGCCGAGCTTACCGATGTCGTGCGAGGTGGCTTTGTCGTCGACACACCCGCTAAAGCCGACTTGGTTGTCGAGGAGCTCGCGCGACGCTTTGAGGTGCTGGACGAAGGTTGGGCAGTTGCCAGCGGCGGCTATGTTGACCGCAAGGTGCTGGTGCGTTTTCCGGATGGCACTGTGGGCGAAGTCCAGCTTTGGGAGCCGCACATGCTCTCGGCGAAAAAGGCCGGCGGCCATGAACTCTACGAACGCTGGCGACTGTCCGAAGACGCGGTCGAGCGCCTCGCGCTCGAAGACAAGATGGATAGGCTTTATTCGGCAGCGGCGCGCGAGGCAGGCTCTGACTGGACAAACCTTGACGTGTCGAGCGGTCCGAACTTCGGCTCGAACACCTCACGCCAGCGCTCTTCCGGCAAAACGCCAGCGGTGTGGAACACGTCCGCCTCGTCGACTTTTGACCAATCCTTACCGGGGGCAAGAACGGCGAAGGCCTCATATGACGGTTTCAGCAGCACTGCCGGCCGCCGGTCCCAGTTGCAGAACGTCACTGATGACATGGGGAATGCCTCTCACGAGGTTGATGTAAGCACTGGACCAGAAAAGTCCAGAAAGTCAACTCCTTCGCAAGAAGAAACCGCGCTCGCCCGGCGCGAGGTTTCTCCGCACCTTACCGAACAGGTCGAGGCCGGCCGCGCCGCGCAGGAAGATCTCCGGCGCCTGGTCGACGAGGTTGGCGACCTTGAACTGGAACTCGACGCGCCAGACGGCACAACGCGCAAGGTGACCGCCCGTCAGTTGCTCGACGAGATCGACGCCGACGCGGCCGTGGCGGCCGAATTCGCCGATTGCCTTATCAAGAACGGGGTGCGCTGATGGTCTCTCCGCGTTTCTGCTTCACTGCCAAAATCACATCCGGCGCTGTCGATCCTGAAAAGGGCAAGGTGCTGCTCGACTGGCTCGACGAAGCCGAGGCCAACTTCAAGGCCGCTGGCGACACGGCGCGCGATGCCATACGCAAAGCGGCGATCGAGACGGCCGACGAAGCGGCGGCCGAGGCGGCGCGAAAGGCTCAGATCGCCTTCGGCACCGCCAAGGCTCAAGCCGACGTGTTGCGGCGGGTGACGACTTATACGGAAACGGTTGGCGCGCTGAAGGCCGAGGGAAAGGCGCCGACCTTTCTGAAACTGCCGCTCGCCGCCGCCATCCGCGCCATGCTGGTCCGCGATCCCTTCGAGATCGGCATGACCTTTGAGAACGTGGTGGCGGCCAGCCATCGCATTCGGGCCGAGGCGCACACCCTGTTTGCCGGGGCAATCGAGGCCATGCGGCCGAAGATGCTGGGCTTCAAGGCGGAAACCGCCTTCGAGGGCGATGTGCTGCGGGAACTCTATGGCCTGGCGACCGGCAATGCCACGGCGCGCACTGTGGCCGAGGCCTGGACAAAGACGGCCGAGCACCTTCGGATCGCCTTCAACAAGGCTGGTGGCGCCATCCCCTTCCGCGCGGACTGGCGGCTTGCCAACCCGACCCACGACGCGATGAAGGTGCGCACGGCCGGCCGTGAGCAGTGGAAGGAATTTCTCTATCGCAACAGGCTGCTCGACCGGAACAACATGATCAGCTTCGCGACGGGCCGAACGCTTTCGCCCGGCAAGCTCGACAAGCTGCTGGACCAGGTGTTCGACAGCATCGTCAACGAGGGGATCGACGGCGGGCCGAGCGCCGCCGTTCGTGGCCGGCCGGCTCTGGCCAACAGCCGCGCCGACGCCCGCGTGCTGCTGTTCAAGGATGCCGAAAGCTGGATGACTTACGCCAACGCGTTCGGCGGTCACCAGTCGGTCTATCAGGCCATGCTCGATCACATCGAGGGCATGGCTTCCGATATCGCCAAGCTGGAAGTGCTGGGGCCGAACCCGGTAGCGCTCAAGCGGTTCATCGACGGCCTGTTTGAGCGAGAGCCCGGCCGGCTGGCTTCCGAAGGGTCGATGGCTGACGCCAAGGGCTTCGTGAAGACGGTCAAAGGCAACCTCAAGATCGGCGACACGGTGAAGTCTGGGCAAAACCAGATCGACGCTTTGTGGAGCCAGGTGGTGACCGGCGATGCCAATCGGCCGGTGCATGAAGGCGCGGCGAATGCCATGAGCGATATGCGCTCGTGGCTGGTCTCCTCGCAGCTCGGATCGGCCATCATCTCGTCCATCTCCGACCCGGCGTTGCTGACCATGACGGCGCGCTTCAACGACGTGCCGGCGCTGAAGGTGCTCAGCCGCGCTGCCGCCGACATGGCGCGTCCTGGCGCCGAGATCGACGCCCTGCAGCATGGCTTCATCGCCGACAGCATTGCCGGCGATGTTCGGGCAGGCGATCGCTTCATGGGCGAGGCAATCCGCAGCGGCATCGCTGCGAAGACGTCGAGCGCCGTCATTCGCGCCTCCGGCCTTCGGCGCTGGACCGCCACGCTTCGCAACGCCTTCGGCATGGAGTTTCAGGCGAAGATCGCCAGTGACGCAGATAAGACGTGGGGCGATCTGTCGCCGGCCTTCCGTGACACGCTCCAGCGCTATGGCATCGGCGAGGCCGACTGGAAGCTGATCGGCGAGGCTAAGCCGTTCGAGCCGCGACCAGGTGCGAAGTTCATCCGCCATATGGATGTGGCGGCGATCGGCAGCGAGAACGCCCGCCGCGTTGCCGCGTCGATCGCCCGCATGGTCGACACGGAAATGACCTTCGCTGTGATCGAGAGTGACACACTGACCCGCGCCATGTTGCTCGGCGACAGCCGGCCGGGCACGCTTGGCGGCGAGGCGCGCCGGGCGGTCTCGCTCTACAAGTCGTTCACGGCGACCTTCATCACCTCGCACATGATGCGGGCCTTTGCGCGCGGTTGGGACGGCCGGCGCCTCAGCCATGCCGCCGGCAGCTTCGCGCTGATGTCGGCCATGGGGCTGATGGCCCTTCAGCTCAAGCAGATCGCCAACGGCCGCGATCCGTTGCGGGCCGACGACCCGAAGACGATCGGCGCCGCCATCCTACAAGGTGGCGGCTTGGGTATCTTCGGCGACTTCTTGTTTGCCGACCAAACCCGTTACGGCAACAGCTGGGCGACGACCATCGTTGGGCCACAGGCTGGCGCCGTCGAAACCGTGCTGGGCGATTGGCTGATCAAGAACAGCCAGCTTTGGGCCAAGGGACAAGAGACACATTTCGCAGGCGACGGCCTTTATGTGCTGTCCCGCTACATGCCAGGGTCGACGCTCTGGCAGACGCGTCTCGCGTTCCAGCGGGCGATCGTCGACCAGCTTGCTTTGCAGATCGACCCGCGCGCGCCAGAGCGCTTTCAGCGCCTTGAGAAGCAGGCGGCCAAGGATGCCGGCCAGCGCTTCTGGTGGGCGCCCGGCCAGTCCACACCGCGCCGCATGCCTTCCCTGATCGGAGATGCTCGATGACCGTTGTTTCCACCGTTGTCCGCGCCTCCGCAGCGTGGACAGGAGTCGAGACCGAAATCCCGACCGGCATTCAGGTGCAAGAGCGGTCCCAGCTTATTGTCAGCCTGGTACCTGACGAGGGGGAGCGCCAGGCGCTGACGCTCGGGCTGCACTACGCCGTCACGCTTTCCTCGGCAGGCGTTGCGACCATCGCTCCGCTTGCGGCCTTTCCTGCCACACCGGGCACGGTGTCGATGGTGCGGCAAACGCCGATGACGCAGGTTTATGACCCGACCGCGACCGACACCTATGACGCGGCAGGGCATGCGGCGGCGCTGGATCGATCGGCTATGCGCGTTGCCGAGCTGTCGCAGAAGGTCGACGACATCGAGGAGTCGTCAATCGTTATCGCTGGCAACGCCGCGAGCGTGCCTGAGGGGGCCGTTTACGTGTCGAACGGCGAGGGCGGGGCCGTCGCTGGACCAACCGCCGCCGAGATCGAGACGGCCCGCGCGACTGCCGTCAGCGCTTCTGGAACGGCCACGGTCGCTGCCGGAGCTGCCACTGGCGCGGCTACGGCCGCCGGCACCGCCGCCGCGCTCGCCGATCAGCTCGCGAACGCGGCGCCGAATACGCCGGTCGGCACGGGCTTTTCGGCTCGGCATTGGGCGGCCGTGGCGCAGACGCTTTCCGACGCCTTCGACCTGGACGCCTATTCGACCACCGAGCAAATCGCGGCCATGCTCGAAAGTTTCGTTCCAGCGGTTCGCAAGCTGAAGGTTGGCCCTGGCCTGTCTCTTGACGGTGCTGCCGGCAGCGACGCGGAGCCGGCTGAGACTGATCTTTCGGCCGACCGGCTGATTAAGTTGGTTCTGGCATCGGCAGCCACTGTGGTCGCTGGCACTGACGAGGAACTGCCGGTTCATTCGGCGGGCGTTCATTCCGCGATCGTGGCCGCGCTTGGCGCCCTCAACCTCGGTGGAGCCGTTCCCAAGGCTATCCGCGATTTCGGCGCATCTGGAAACTACGTCCCAACCGCAGGGACCAAGTTCATTTTTGGCATTCTCGTGGGCGGTTCCGGCGGAGGGAACTCTGTCTGGGGCACCGGTGGTGGCGCCGGTGGTGTCGGCTTCTTCTTTGCAGCCGTGAGCGACACTCAGACCTATCCGGTCGCTGTTGGCGGAGGCGGCGGAGTGGTTGCCAACAAGAACAGCACCGGTGGAACCGGGGGCACTACGAGCATCGTCATCGACGGAGTCACCTACTACACGAGCGGCGGCGGCGGTGCCAAGGAGGGCGGCGGTAACGGCGGGGGGCCAAGCGGAACTTGCCTATTCGGTCAGGCGGGGGCTGCCGGCGGCTGGTATCTCGCGGGTGGTGTGTATGGATATGGCACTGGCGCAACGAATGGGGTCGGCGGTCGCGCCATGTTCATGGAGTTCGGCACATGAAAATTGCTCATACCCTCAATTCGTCCGGCACCGTCACAAACATCATTATCCTTGCCGATGAAGCTGACCCAAATGATTTCGGGGCAGTAACAGGCCCTGACGGGGTGGGCATTGGTTGGACCAATAACGGTGGGGACTGGACAGCTCCGGCTGAACCGGAACCATCGCTCGACAGTCTCCGGACGGACAAAATCGCGGATATCGCAGCGGCGGCCGACGCGCTCCTTGCTGCCGGCGCGCCTGTGACTGGTGGGCTGCACGTCGCCCTTGATGATGGAAGCCGCGCCGACCTTACCGCTATGGCGGCGACTGCGACGGCGGCTTCGGCCAATGCCGTTCCGTGGCCGGAGAGTTATTCGCGCGGCTGGATCGCAATCGAGAACGTCCGCATCCCACTCGCCGCCCCGGGCGCCGGCCTGATGCTCGCGGCCTCAGCAGGCGACTATTACGCTGCCATCGTCCAACACCGGCGCGACCTGAAGGATGCCGCTCTCGCGGCCGAGGACGCGGCCGCGCTCGACGCGATCGACATTGCCGCCGGCTGGCCTGGATAAGCCGACAAGCCTTTCGGGGAGGGACGCGCTCATGTTCCAACGAAAGGCCCTGATATGACTGAATTCGAGCGCTCTCTTGCCAAGGTACTGGTGTTGGAAGGGGGCTTTGTGAACGACCCAGACGACACGGGCGGCGCCACGAACAAGGGCGTCACTCAGGCCGTCTACGACACTTATCGAAAGAGCGTCGGCGCCGGCCGGCAGAGCGTGCACCTCATCAGCGACGACGAGGTGCGGGCGATCTACAAGAGCCGCTATTGGGATCTGGTGAAGGGCGACCAACTGCCGCCAGGCGTCGGCTATGTCGTCTTTGATGGTGGCGTGAACTCTGGGCCGGGGCAGTCGGTGAAATGGCTCCAGCGCGCGCTAGGCCTCAAAAAGGTCGATGGCCTGGTCGGCCCGGAAACGCTCGCCGCTATCAACGCCGTCGAGGATCACGACGCACTGATTGCCAAGATCATCGCCCTTCGCGATGCCTTCCTAAAGGCCCTCAAGGGCTGGAAGAAGTTCGGCAAGGGGTGGGCTTCTCGCATCAAGCAGGTGCTCGCCGTGGGGCAGGCCTGGGCGCGCGGTTCGGTCGGCCCTGAAGTGGTCTACGATGGGGACGGCGCCCGCAAGGCAATGTCGACCGACGCAAAGGTGGCCCCCTCGGCGGCGATCGCCGACGCGGCGACCGGTGGCGGCCTGATCACCGGAACGACCATTCTCGGCACGCTCCAAAGCGCCCAGGAGCAGCTCGCGCCGCTCGCCTCGGGAAGCCCGATCGTCTCCAACATCATCGCCGGCATCGTCGTCATCTCGGCCGCGCTGGTGATCGGTGGCGCCGTCTATGGCTGGTGGGCGCGTCGACGCCGGGCCGAGCTAGCCGAGGCACTGGCATGACCGCCGCTAACGTCCGCCTCGCCTTCCTGATCGCCTTGGCCGTCGGCCTCGGCGTTGCGGGCTGGCGGCTTTACGCCAAGGGCTGGTCAGACGCCCGCACCGACCAGGACCGCGCCGCGCTGAAGGCCCAACGGGAAAGAGTGATCCTTGATGAAAAGCTTGCCACTGAAACGCCCGTTGAGATCTGCCGTCGCCTTGGTGGTGGCTCTCTTTGTGACGGGCTGCGCTAGTGCCGTGCCCGTCTGCGATGGCGTGGTCTACGTGCCGCTGAAGCCGGAATCGTCGGTCTATCTATCAGCCAACGACATCGACGCCGCGCGCAAGATTGCCGGCAACAACGAGACCATCAAGCGGGCTCGGTAACAGAGCATACGGCGGGGCAGGGCGTCCCGCCGCGCGTATTTCTGGAATTAGGGGGCTTCCGTGGACGATACCCGCGACAAGGTGATCGCGCTTGAAGTGAGAGTCGAGCAGATGGCACTGGATATGAAGCGGCTTGCCGATGCTGTCGAGCATCTCAACAGCCTGCTCGACCAGGCGAGGGGAGCGAAATGGGCCTTGGGATTGTTGCTGTTTGCCGGTGGAGCGGTGTCAACGTATATGCCGATGGTGTTCCGATGGGTGATGGCGATCAAATGACGGGGTGGAACACCAACTATTTTTGTATCACGGATATTGCGGTCGCGTTTTTTCGTGATACATTATTTCCATGAAAATCACTTGCGATCCGGTCAAGCGAGAGACGACCCTTAAGGAGCGTGAGCTTGATTTTTTCGATGCGGCCACGGTGTTCATGGGGAGAACCCAGACCCTTGAAGACGACCGCTTTGACTATGGCGAGACGCGCTATCAGAGCTACGGTTTGCTTGGTGAGCGCGTTGTCATGATCGTTTGGACGCCGCGAGGTGAAGCACGGCACATCATTTCCATGAGGCACTGCCATGACAAAGAAGCCCGAAAAGTTCGAGAGCACCTGGGTTGATCCAGATGACGCCCCCGCTTGGCCCGACGAAGCCTTCGACCGAGCCGAGATCGCTGTTGGCGGTGAGGTGATCAAGCCTGCACAAGGCACTTTGACGCGCCGTCGCGGCCGGCCAAAACTGGATGCGCCCAAGCAACAGGTTTCTGTCCGTCTCGATTCGGATGTGTTGGACGGCCTGCGCGGTCTCGGTGTTGGTTGGCAGGGTGAAATGAACAGCGCCCTCCGCGAGTGGCTTATCCGTCGCCGGGCTTAA